TGCTGTAATACCAACTGCATAATTAACAGAATAGAATGGTAAAGTAAAGGTAACTGAATATGTTCCAGTTCCTGAAGTAATATCATTTCCACTAAATATTCTATCTGGCATATCTATTGTGACTGATAATGCTGTAATAACTGGAGTAGAAACTCCATCTAAAGAAGTTAATCTTAATCTAAATTTATAATATCTAGCTGTATAATCTCCTATTACAAAATTTCTAAACGAAGTATAAGTTATATTATCATCAGAAGTTGCAATTTCTAAATGTGCATTAGTAAATGTTGGTGCGTCTCCATCAAATGAACCAGTCGCATCATCAAATAAAGTAAATCCTCTACCACTATCAAATAAATCAGTTACGTTTTCTGCATATTGTGTAATTGATGCTGTAACCCTTGACGTAAATACTGCACCTAAATTTATTGGTGCTGAAAATAAATAAACACCTTCACTTGCTAAAGATGTAAGTCTTAACTCTCCACCAGATGCAGTTAAATTAGTTTTGCTACCAGCATAAGATGGTGATTCTGTTTGTGTAGTAATTGCATTAAAATTTCCAACCGATAATAAGTTCGTAGCTATAACAGATTCATTAACAGATAAGTTACCAGCTTTATCTACTGCCTTAATTAAATAAGAACCAACTCTTGCTGGAACTGTAACTGAAGTTGCTGGTCTTGCAACTTTCTCAACTAAAGAAACTGAGTTAATCCAAGAAGCACCACTTGTTTGTGTTGAATATCTTATTTGATAATAAGCTAAATCTAAATCTGGTATTTGTTGCCAAGATAAATGTGCGTCTTGTCCAACAATGTTACAAGCAAAATCTTCAACATCACTTGGCAAAGCAGTTCCACCAACAATAGTTCTTGTGGCAGAAGTGTAACTAGACTGAACTCCTAATGTGTTAAATGCTTTTACTCTTACATTGTAAATTAATCCATCTATCACGTTTAATATTCTATGATTTAATCCTTTTACTTGACCAGATACTTGGTAAGTAGAATCTGTGCTTAGTTTATATTCTACTTGGTAGTAATCCACGAAGTTATCTAGTGATGCACCTATTGTTACATCAAGTGCAGTTATAACAACTCCGTCTGAATATTGAATAAGTTGATCGTTAAGAGTGACTGAAACTGGTGCAGACACAGAAAAAGGATTTGGTAATACAGTATCAGCAATAGTAGGTGCTTCGCCTTTTTCTTCCCAAGTATAAAAGTTATCTTGGTGTTCTTCTAATCCTAAAGTTACTGTTGAATCTGAATTGATAGCTAAAGACATAACTCTAAATGGTTTAGCACTAAATCCTGCTGTATCGTATGTAGCTGTAACTATATCTCCAATAGATAAATTAAGTGCTTCTGAAGTTACTGTAACTTCTGCTTTTAAATTGTTTCTTGATCTCTTTAATATGTTCTCGCAAATTTCTTCTGCTTGATATGGAGAAGTTACTTGCAACATATCAAAACTTCTTTCTAATAAAGTATTATTATCATCACTTAACATTGTTGCATGTTGATCTTCTACTGGTAATGCTGAATCATCAAATGGTGGAAAAGAAACTGTATCTGATTGATAATCTTTTTCTGGGTTTGTAAATGTTCCAATAACTCGGTTATACTTTTCTGATTTGCTTTCACCTTGTAATTTAACTTCGCTTACAACATTATCTTTAGTTAATAGTAATTGTGATGAACCAGAACCTTCAATAATAACTTTGTATTTACCTTGTGTGTAATTAAAGATTGCTCTCATAGGTACTAAGAGTTCTCTTACATTCTCTAATACTTTCTTTTCACTATCTATAACTGCATTTGTTTCAAATAAGTTTATATCAGCAGTAGCACCAGAATAAGGAGTTACTTGTGTATCGCAAGTGTTGGCAGAAGTTTTAAATGAATCATAATTAGTTTCAAAAGCATCATTAGGTAATCCTTTTCCATATCTTGTATTTCTTAAATAATCTAAAAGAACTAAAGATGAGTTAGCTGAATAAGCCCAAGTAGAAGCTGTGTCTTGTCTATGTGAACCAGAACCACCTTTAGTAGAATCTAATCTAGGGTCGTATATTTTTTTACCTCGTACAGTTACTCTAACTTCTGGTAAGCCATTAAAGGCATCTTGATTCCATTTAAACCTTAAAGCAACATAAGCAAGACCAGATAGTTTATGATCTGAAGTCCAGTTAGTTGTTTCGTCAAGCAAAGAAGAAGCTGATTGATTATCTAGTCCAAAAAATCCTTGAATAGATATTAAAGATTCGCCACCTTTATAGAAGTTAGTATCTCCACTAGAGACACCTCTTATTGTACCATCAGATAATGCACCATCAAATGTTACAAGTTTGTCATCAACATAAACTTCATCTATTGCTGTAATTCCTGCCCCACCACCTTCGCACAATACTCCTGCTACATAAAGATATTGATTATCTGTTCCTGAAGATTCTACAAATACTCTAGTTAAACCTACTTGTCTTTTTCCATAAACAACAGGAATAGGATTGTTGTTAGAGTCTTTGTTTACTGTTACTCCTTTAGCTTCATCTTGTGAACTGAATCTAGGTGCTTTAGGTTTAGGTGCAATTAAATAACTTATCGCAGTACTTATTACGAATGATATTATTGCATTGACTATTACTGCTTCTGGCATTTATATATGAAACTCTCTTTTATGTTTTTCTAATCTTCTATAAATTTGATGATTATTATTTGTTCTTAACCATTTTACAGATTTATCAACTTGGATTTTCTCTTTAAAATAATCCTTAACCCAGTAAAAAATTTGTAAAGCATTTCTTTTAGCTAGAAATTGCATAACCCAAATATTATCTCCACAATTCCATTCGTTAGCTTTTATTTTTGAAATTAATTTAAATCTTTGCTCAACAGTATCACTAAGGTAAGCCCAATTAGTAAAACCAACATCTTCATTTCCTATTCTGTGAATTTGGTATTGATCTAAATTAACTGAAGGAGTAAGCATTTTAACTAAATCTTCATAAGTGTATTTATCGTACTTAGGAAACTGTCTATAAAGATGAACTATTCTATATAAGTCATTCATTAAGCTGAACCCCATTTAATCTTTTGTGCTGTCTTACTTGAAAATTCCATTCCTTTATCATTAGGAAAAAATAGTTTTTGTGAGTTCTCAGCAGTTCTTCTTCCTGAAGTCTTTTCAAAATCTGCCCAATGAGAAGCTATAATTACATTAACAGATGATGTTGTTGAATTTTCTTCTAAAGTAAAGCTAGATATTCTTCCATCAAATAAAAGAAATGGGTCAGCTATTAATGCCTGACTATCATTTAAGAAACCTCTATAAACTTTAGCAGGTTTGTTCATATAGTTATTGTTTAGCAATAAAGAAATAATTGTTGTATCTGCACCTGAGAATTTAAGTGATAATGTATTTACTGCAACATCTGCGTTTTCTTGTACTTCTGAACTTCCTAAAAATAATGATGAAGCTGTATAAGTATTTCCGTCAAAGATTAAATCTTTATAATGATCTGTATAATAAGTTCCTGTGCCAATTCCTAAATAAATAAGTTCTACTGGATTAAGTTTATTTGTTGCTATTTCTGCTAATACACCAGCACTTAATGATCTTGTCATTACAATACCTCTATTAAATCAATTTCGTATTGGAAATAGTTTTCTGTACCGATAGTAAATTCTTGAATATCTCCAGTTAGTCCAACTGTAAAATCTACATTAGAATAAATTAATACTGCATTGTCAGCTACGTTTGATCTTAATGGTGGTTCAAATGTTAATGTTCCTGCACCAGAACCATTAGATGATACATCAGCTACGCACATATAAACTTTTGCTTGTCCAGTAAATCTAAATAGATCACCAGCTTTAAGTACACCTGTTAAATTGTTTCCCATGCCATCTATTGAGCAAGAAGTAGCACCAGCACTTACAGCACCTGCAACTGAAATAACTGTACTAGCAGAACCTAATGAATCATCAATAGTTGGTGGAGTGTATTGGAATGATTCCATTTGTGATCTTTGTTTCATTATAAAAGCAAGTATAGGTGCAAACTCACTTCTACTCATAACTGGGAATCTAAGTCTTAGTCTAAATTTCTGACCATCAATTTGTCTTGCTTGTCGTCTGCCAGATGCAGTTGTAGTTACAATAGTGTTTTGATTAGAACTAATTGCTACATCTCTAGGTGCTGGACTTGAAGGGAATGTGCCACTCATATTACGTTAGATTTTCCTTTTTGATTAGCACCCTGATTAACTAAGTTAATTATGGTTGCTCTATTATCAATTAATAATTCTTTAATACCTCTAACATCATTTGCTTGAATATTAAA